TTTCAGAGAGAACCGGCATTTACGCCCACGAATTGGTTTAACCCCCAATTCGTCTTGATTCTATTTAGACTCTTCTTTCGGCTTCTCCTTTTCAAGAGAAGTCGTTAGGTAGTTTAGATAGCCTTCAAGGAATGCTGCCCTAATACTCCTCGCCCGATCCCGTCTGCTTGAATACCAGACGGAATCAGCGGGGGTTGGAGCTGAAAGAAGCCGTTCGAAGAACTCAGGAAATTCCTGTGTTCTAAGTTCGGAAAACTTCCATGAAATCTCTTCTATATTCTCTCTTTCGGATTGAATATAGAGCGAGATCAGTGGAATTTCTTCTTTCAGATCCCTCTTTGAAGTCTCGCAATATTCTTCCTCTATCTGCTTCCGCCTCTTCCTCATAAAGGAATTGGTGGTTGCAGCTAGATGGTTGAATCGCTTCCATGCTTCTCTCTGAAGATACGAAGAGTAAAATCTTCTAATATCCTCAAGTGAGAATCCAGACCATGGAGATGTCAACCCTGAAAGGGGTGCATGCACCTGGTAGGACCAGTTGTGAACCGGATTTAACTCCGACACTTCTGGTCCAGGAAAGCATAGATAGCAACGGGTAGAGAGAGTCGACCTTTCCTTGTTCTTTTCAAAGAATGTGGAAAGGGTACGCGCTCTATCAAGAGTCCCCGGGGTTGGACCATCCGAGAGATAATCTCGTTGATCTAGCACTTGCACAAACTCAAGAAAGCCGTTAAGGCTTAAATTTGCTTGGGCAAGTACTATAGCAGGTACTGATGAAATTTCTTCGCCAGAGACGAAAAGTCTTTTGGCAATTTCACCAGCAGGATATTTCCCATCTGGGAGAACGGATTTCTGTAAGGAAATCCCTACTCCTAGATTGGTCATAACCTGTTTGTATCTGCTAGCAACTCGAGGATCAGAGACAGTCATGTCGTCACCTATTATTGCATATTTGCAGGAAGGTTTCCCTTCCATCAATTTGCAATAACGGATGATGACATGGTGAGTCAACGCAAGCATGGCCCATGAGCTTAGAAAACCCATAGGCTGTCCTACGCTGTATCTCACAAATCTCCCATCACATTCGATATTTCTATCGGATATGACGGCTTTCCACACAGAAGCGAAACTTTTACCAAAGAGCCTTCGTAAGATAAGCTCTTGAAGTATAACTGGTAATCTGTCAGTTGCGGCCGTAAGGTCGTAACTCGTCATTTTCTCAGTTTTAGTCCATTCTTTTAGGAGTAATCCTATTTGATTGTGACTAGAAGTTCCGTCCTCAGGTATTTCCTTAAGCTTGCTCATGATTTTATCATGAATGGGCTTAAGACATATCTGAGACCAAATATCGGGAATACAGATAACACGTGTCTTGCCTCCTTCTTCAGAAATGAAGTGGAGACGAGCCGTTGTTTCTGAACCCTCAATATTTTGTTCCTGTGCGTAATCCAGGGTATTGGAAACTGTTTCCTTCCATATTTGATATGAGTAAGTATCGTAAGATACTTTCATCATATTATCTATGTGAGGAAAAGTTCCAGTACCTTGGAGAGATTTAAGATCTCTGACTCCTGTTATTCCCATTGCTAGGGGCCCTGAGGCCCCAGCTCTTGGAGTAACAAAGATGGGCAATTTGGGAGATGGAGTCGTATCCATCCTAAAATCCGAAAGGATTCTAGGTAGATACGGATCCATTTCCTCAATTTGCTTTAGCACTGTATTAGGTTGATCCCAATTGTCCGTCACTGTCGTGACTGACTTATCAGGATCCAGCGTAAAGAGTCTATAATAACCCGCAAGGGTTAGAATAAATCTCTTATGGTTGTTATCCTTTTGAGTCAGAAACTCATACGGAATTAGGATATCAGGGATACCTCTAGTCGTTTTGAGCCAGATTATGGTTTGTTCAAATTGGAAAATTTGACCAAGACATAATCTGGACAAAACCCTAGAGAATTCCTTGTATATCTTAAGGGTCGTCTTAAGTCCATTTGCCTTTTCAAGCTTATGGAACTTATCGATGAAACCATCAACCAATACTTGAAGATTATCTACACTACCTTTGAAGAGTAGAATCAAATTCTCTCTAAAAAGGATGTGTTTATAGTCTTTTTGTATTTTCATAAATTTATTTATGGATAGTACAAAGCGCTTTCACTTCTTTCGAAGTTGCCTTTGACTTTTGGGGTTGTCGTGGAAACACCTTTCGATGGTCCACCAATTTGTGAGCTAATTAAAGC